CCACGGTTTGATTCACCGGGAGAGCCATATGCCAAGGCTCGAAAGTAGTCTGACTTGCTAATCTGATCGGTAATTGTAAAGGCTAACTCAGCAGCCAGCGAGGTGCGGAGAAGGCGCACAAAGTAATTTGGCATTTTGCTTTCATCGATTGTGCCTTGGTAGTCGATAAAGACCTTCTCGAAATTTGTGTATAACTGATCGCCGTAAACTTCCCATCCATACCGGACGGGGTTTTCGCCAATACCGGCGCTTGTAAATAAGGCTAAGACACCAGAGAGCATATCTCCCGGCATCTGATAGGCATACTTCCATTCATCAATAGGAGCAGTAGACAGCCGATTTAGCTGCACCTTTTTAACGCTCCAGCTCCATTGATAGTTTGAAAGCAGCGAGTCACGGAGATCTGGATAAAGTCGATCACAAGCCTGGGCTGAGTCAGATCCTTCTGTAAAAGAAGAAATGGGCGAAGCGCCCAACAGTATCAGAGCATCCGAGCAGATCGAGAGTGAAGTATCACCAGCAGCCATAATCGTTCTCCGTAAAGGGTAAAGGGGGCCAGTGGGTCCAGCCCCCTCTTTCTTTAGATTACTGCCGTTGTGATAACGCCAGCAGTGTTGGTAGCGACAAGCGTTTGACCGCCATCGCTGCCGTATGTGTAGATCCAATCACCAGTAGTGATAAGAGCTTCAACTGTGTTGAAATAGCCAGAGCCAGCGATAGCAGCTTTGTTGTCTGTAGCAGACTTGTAGCTGTAGATAGCTGGAGCATTGCCGCTTTTAGAAGCGCCAACTGTTGCCCAATTTGCTGTTGCGAATGCCATGTCTTATTCTCCTTATTCAGTGCAAGAAATTTTGACAATGCCTTCGCCGTCAATTGAGACGGAACCAGCAGAGAACATGGAGCTAACCAAGAACGATGTCTTTTCTGGGACATAGTTGACTTCGGTTTTCTGAGCCATCGACTCAGCATAGCCCATCGAATCTTTGTGCCAGGCAAAGCAAGTACGAGTAGAAGGCTTAGGAATGCCGCCTTCGTCACGGTCGCCCATTGTCAAGATGTTGAAGCCCATGAATGTGTTGATCTCACCTTGGACAAGAGCTTTGACAGAAGCAAAGTCTTGGCTTGTGATTTCAGTTTCACCGAGCAAAGCGTCAAGCTGAGAAGCGTGCATGAGCAAGTTACGGCCTTCAGAAGGTACGTTCTTCTCATTCATAGCTTTGTGCCAGCACCACCGATTGTTGTTGCAACAGTAGATGTGCCAGTGGCCGCGTTCAGAGCATCGATCATGATCTGGTCCATGCGCCGAGCAATAGACTTAGATACAACCTGTACCAATTCAGAACGCTCATCAAAGTTGATGTGGGACTGTTGGAAGATGTCTGAGTATTCTGCTGCAATGTAGTCTTCCATTGTCGCAGTTACTTGGCCGTAGGTGACGTTAAGTGGAGTAACATCGGTTTGTGGTACACGAAGTGTAGCTACACCTTTACCGATTGTTGGGAACTTAACAGTATTACCGGCAACGCCGGTGCGGGTCCGCATTGTGCCACGAAGCACAGATTCGGCTTGATACGCTTGTTTGACCTCAGAATCGAAAAGATCAACAAACGCGGTTGAGACGTTAATCGCCATTTGCAAAAACCTCCTTTTGCGTTTCAATTAAACGCTTCCGTTATCCGAGGTTCCGGGCGGTCGCTTGCGCGTTATGGCCGCGCCAACCAGTAGATTACTACATCCAACGGGCCGAGCACGGTTAGCCGTTAAGGCTAAAATACACGCAAGCGATATTTATTGCAAGTCTCTATCACTTCTGCTGAGATTGGAACCACTTTTGCTCCATCTGAGTGCGCCAAGCAGCATCACTTTGCCAGCGCGGATCAGAGATAGCCACCTGTAGATCCTGTTTTGTCATGGTCTCTTGCTGGATCGTAGGCTTAATAGGAATGTTCTCATTCGTGATTGCCTGGTGATACTTCAAGAAAGCATTGATCGCGTCAGCGTTGTTCAGTGAATATGCTATCGCTTCACGCTCAGAGTTATTCAGAGGAGCCTTCATCAAGACGCGCTCAGTCATTTGGATCTTCTCAGAGGCATTTGCCCCTAGCTTCTCCATCTCCGCGCGCTGATCGTACTGTACGCTCTCTTGCTCATCCTTAGACAAGGCAAGTACACGGCCTGCAAGATCTTCGAATGCACCCTGGCTAATCCCGTTTTCTTTAGCCCAATCCTGATATACGGCGACAGTCGGATCGTCAGAGTCCAAACCCTGATCCGCAAGTGCAGATACATCATACTCTTCCGGTGCTTTATGTTTTCCGGCTTTAAACTTTTTCTCAAGCTCTGCATAACTCTTTGCCAGCTTTTCAACATCTGGGCCGTCCTCATCCCAAAATTTTTCTGGATAATAATCTGGCCGCTCCAACGGCTCATCATCACTTGCAGCAGCAGGCTCACCCTGCGGCTCTTCATGCACAGCAACCGGCGCATCCTCTTGAGGAGTGTCCGGCTCTGCCACGTTAATCATTGGGGCGTCAGCCTCCACTTGTTCTGCCATTGCTTCAGCCATTGTTTGACCTTTCTATTCTTTTCTCAATCATGCGTACCATCTCTGCCATGCCTGTCCTTACATAGCCGAAACTCGCATCCTCTCCAGGGAACCAAGTCGGTTGCTCAATCGTTATGCTGCGCAAATGACTTAGAACACGTTGCCCCTCTGTGCTTTTAAACACCTTGCCGTATAGAACATCTATATCAGCAGCCTTTGGGCTTTCGCTTATTGCTTGGGTTAAACCTTCCCACCCATCGGGTGAACTCATTGCATAGCCTCCATTGTTGCTCCACCATCATCAGCAGTCGGCGGCCCTTGTTCGGCCATTGCTTGCGCCTGCATCTGTTGCATCATCATTTCCTGCTCTTCCGCTGTGGTGAGCAAGTCCTGTTTGATGTTCATCTTATCGGCAATGAATGCTGTGATCCGTGGGATCGACAATGCCATCTGACCCTGTGGGCCTAGAGCGTTGGCAATCTGCATAAACTGCACGATATCGTTTACCTCTTGTAACTTCTGGGCTTGAGCCAGAGGAGCCACCGGCGTGACCTTTACCTCTACACCGTTGACCTTGAGCGGAAGATCGATGTAACCAGCCTGGTCCATTACATAGAGAATGCGTGACACCAGCGGGATCATCGTCTCATCGATCAATCGACCAAACGCAGAACCCAGATTAGAAGCAAGCTCACGGGATCTCTCAGCGATCTCAGTAGCAGACCGGGCTGACATATTGTCAGGCGGCAACGTATCATCCATCAAGATCTTTTTAATGTTCATGCGTAGATCATTCATAACGATCTGACTTGTGTTAAAGTCACCGGCACGGGGCAGAGGAGACAGTGACGGACCCTGTGCGCCACCGTTACGAGCCACACCAATGATTGCACCAGGCTGGATCTTTACGTTCTGAGGATTGAGAACGCCATCGTCAGCAGCAGTATATACGCCAGAGATCGACAAAGAAGCATTCTTCAGGACCAACTCAACGGTCTTGTTTAGCGTCTTGATGTCAGCAATCGCAGTAACCAGGGGACCACGGCCATAGATCTCACCGGCAACTTTCATGTAACGCGCAACGATAAATGGCGAAGACTTCATGGTGCGGTAGACCAGATCTTGCCGCTTACCAGGCCAGATAACATGATAGCAATATATCGCTCTTTCGTAATCATAGATCACAGCATCCATAAGATCGATCTCTTTAGATGGTGATCGTGATATCGCATCTACCAATTCCGGCGTCATTTCAGCATCAGGGAACTCTTGCGGTATCGCTTCAGCCTTCATTCTTAGCTTGCGATACACATTATCGACATTGCCGAATGTACCTTCTTCAATCGAAACGAGATACTGAGGGATGGGTGTAAAGCGGATCGGAGTTGCCTCATCACCAGGCGTCACCATCATTACGGCAGTACCTACACAGAGATCCAGAAGGAACTCGCCCATAGCCAGATCAAAGTTAGTCTGGCGCATTACCTCAAACATCCGCTCAGTGTAAGCATCAAGCGCAGCTTGAGCCTGTGGCTGTTGCTCTTTCGGAATGCCACTACCGGCCTCTAGGCGGCACCACGCTTTCTGTGGTGGAAACAAGCCAGCTTGTATGCGGTTAGCAAAACGCTGAGTGGCTGAGATCGCTGTAGAGTCAAACACACGGCCCATCTTCTTCTGACCGGCGGTGTTACCCTCATAGTTTCCATCGTACATATTGCGCTGCGGCAGAGCAAACTCGTAGCAATCCTCATAGATAGTACGCCATTGATCCTTGCGGGATTGGGCCTTGGCCTCACGCTCCATGATCTCTCTTACGTCTAGCCGAGCCATCTCATTATCCTTTTTTATTACGGTTAGCGAAGTTACGCGCTGCCTCTACCGATCCAAAACCCCATGCCTTTAGAGCCAGTGCCTTGCGGGTGGGTTCACCCTTTTCATTCTTCATCGGGCCTTTCATCCCAGCGAACCTAGCAGCAAAGCTAACACGCCGGGGATTGGTCCCTGTCTTGACGGGAGCCTTTAAATTGCCCCCATCCTTACGCTCAAAGTGCTTTCGACCGGCCTCATTAAGGCCGCCCTTTGGGTTTTGATGAGCTTTCTTGACCATATCTTACTTCTTGGCTTTGGGCTTAGCTTTTGCTTTAGCCTTTGGCTTTTCTACCCAGGCCTCATTCTCAGGAGTGTTAGGATCGTCAGCAACGAACCCGCCCTTAGAATCTCTTGCACGAACCAGCTCAACGGCTGGGCGATTTCTGTGGTGAACGCGGGGATCTGATTTGATTTTAGTCATTGCGAATCCTTTATCTTCAGTAACAGCTTGCGTCTTTTAGCAACCCTGTTTCCCTTTTCTTTTTCAAACTTCTTTCTCTTTTCTTTGCCCTCTGCAATCATTCGAGCACGAGCGGCAGCCTTTGCATCTGGCTTAGATTGTTTAGATGGTTTATCGTTATCGCTGCTGCTCATCATCTTGTCGAGCATTTCCAGTCGCTTTTTCTGCGAATATTTTTCCATCGGGGTGTATTTTCCCCCAAATGGATCTAGGTCGGCTTTTTTCTTATTGATGTCAGAAAAAATCTTTCCTAAAGCTTTAGCAAAGATCATTAAGTTCCACCTCCAAGCTTTGACGTCTTAGGCAAGTCGCCTGGACCTTCTAGTTTGGCCGGTGAGAACAAAAGCTTTAAACCACCTGTTTTCATAAGCCTGCGGCGCTTCATTGCACCTTTCATCTCGAATTTCTTTTGAGCCTCCGCTTGTTGTTCAGCCTTAGCTTGCGCGGCCTCTGCATCTTTTTGCGCTTGGGTGGGAGCGGGCCGACCACCGCCAAATATTCCAGACATATTAAAACCTCACCATCATGTAGTAGTCGGACCCGTCTGGCCCATACTTTCTCATAACACTTTCTACCTCAAAACGTAGTGCTTTGGCAAACCTAAATGCGGTATCGTTATTCGTGTTTACGCAGATCTGTAGCCTTTTTATGCCGTTATTAGCTATTGCGGTATCGGTTAGCTGCTTAGAAGCCCGTATAACCGATATCGCATGGCGCTCAATCTCTTTGCCGGGGATCAGCCACATCTCTGCAACCCCATCCCAAAAGGGGCGAATGCCAAACGCACAGACAACCTTACCTCTCCCGATGCCAGACCAGCTCATCCCGTCTACGGCGTGATCCCAGACATAGTTAATGTAGTTAGGTATCACGTTAGCAAAATCTTTGTTCTCTTCTTTAAGGTTTATTCTGGCTAAATGATCGTAGGTCAGCGGGACGATATGCTCATCGTGGCCCATTCTTACCTGGGGGAGCTGGACTAAAGCCATTAAAAGACCTCGAAATCTGTGCTTGCGTTGAATGTTTGCCCACCCGCAAAGCTTCCGCCATAGGTTCCGCGCCGCAATCTGCGTTGCTCACCGCCACCGAGCATAAGATATCCAAACGCATCCCCGCAGTGAGAGTGCTCATTCTTTACCGGCGCGTCTTTAAACCGATCCTGCCCAGCGCCCATAGACACACGCTTGAAGAAATAGCCGCCACTCAGAGATTTCCGCAGCCGCAGGCACTTCTTGCTAACGAGAAGACCAGGTTTACCACCAACCAGCCGGTTCATAGGAGCCGCAGCAGCCTCACGCCTTACATTGAAAGCATTGCTATCGGTCGGCTGTGCGCGAAACCCAATAGACTGCAAGTGATCGAAGGCTGTAACCTCATAGATCTCGTCACGCTTGTTCCCGGCAGGGTCTCCCCAGATCTGCACCTCTGCCTTGTTAAAGCTTGCAGCGATCTTGCCTATCAACTCTTGCCCAAAGCGCTCAAGCCCCATGTCAAAAGTCACAAGCTCATCGAGGATCTTCCAGGCACCGCCAGATGTTCGCTGCCCAAAGATAGCCGCCGGTGTCAAACCAAAGTCAACGCCGATCTGTAACGGGTATTGCGGATCATACTGCACATCCGCAGACATCATTTCATCGTCATACTCCGGCCAAACCGGCCTGCCTTCCTGCACAAAGGTAAACTTGCCCTCTGCATAGCACCTGATCCAGTCAGCATTCTTTCCGCCGAGAAGTTGCTCATAGTAACCATCAGGCAAATGCACCTTATTCTCCGCAGAAGGATTAACCATCCACCACTTGCCACCGGAAAATACAAAACCATTTGCTTCCGGGTTCTCTGGTAGATCCTTGGCAGACACCTCCAAGACACCACCTGGCTGACGAAAGAACTTCCACGGGAAACGGCCACCAATAGGGTTCTTCTCTGACAGCTCATGCCACCAGTGATCCGCATCAGGCGGGTTAGTATCCATGATAATCCCGTACCAGGACGCACCACCATCGGATTTGGTAGGATAACGGCCAACGCGGTGAGTCAAGCCATCGATCACAGCCTTTGGTAGCTCTCTAGCCTCGTTCACCCACGCACCAGTTAGCTCCAATGACAGCAGCTTACGCACATCTTGGGGCGTAGAAAGGGCCATGAATATAACTTCACAGTCAATACCAGGAGCATTATCCCTGCTGGGGAGTTTAAGATGGTGGGTAATAGGCGGTTGCCAGCGCATCGGACCCCATACATCCTCTGGAAACAACTCAGCCCATGTCTTGATCGTAGTCGTTCTAAGCTCTGGATAGGTATTACGCACGATCACAAACCGGGAATACCGTATGCCGTCACGCGGAGAAGGCTTTTGCTGGACAGCCTTTAACATAATCTCAGCAGCACAGCCGTATGACTTGCCAGATCCCACCGGACCCATCAGGCCGCGAACAAAAGACTTATCGTGCAAAAACTTCCAGACCGTAGCAGACTTAGAGAAATCCAAGTTCATGCTGGGGAGATCAGTCATCGTCAGCCTCATATGTTGTGGTGATCTCTGGACCCTTCATGTTGATCCCAATGATCGAAGGCTTGTCCACGTTCTTCTCTACATCGAGCAAGCCACTAGCCTTAGCCAGAACACGCAGAACACTCACCTTGTCAAACATCTCAATCGTTGTGCCGTACTGACCAACCGTAACCTTCTTAATCGCAGCCAATGCTTCAGAAGGGATCTCATCTAACGGCTTAACCTGACCAGTATGAAGATCAATGATGTCAGTCATACGAGCCGTACCCATCGCAATCAGCTCAGTCGCAACAGCCTCTTTGTTCTGAGCCAAAGTCTCCGACCGGCCGATCCGGCGCTGCAACACACGCGCACCACCAAACCGACCAACCGGCGGGATAGGTTTTATCTTATCCTCTTTCTTTCTAGCCATTAGAACGGAATTTCATCGTCCAGCTTGCCAGCAGCAGGAGCCGCTTGCTGAGAACGGTTGCCATCATCCTCAAACAGCTTCAACCAAACCTCACCCTCCTTGTTGGGTAAAGGCAATC